TTTCAGAAAGTTTGGCAAAGTTTTAGCCTTAAAATTCCAAAATTTAGGGAAATTCCCTAGGCCTCAGAAAAAGCCTCCAAACCCTTACTACTTGAGAGCAAGGGTGGAGGCGGAGGCGGCCTCGGCCTCTTATATATTATGAAAAAAAAGGCCACAGGGAGGAGCTCACAGCTAATGGAATGCAGCCAGAGTTAGTGGAATGTAGCCAAACATGACCTAACTAAGGAAGTTGAGAGCCTTGGCAGACTGCCACTGGCAGTTAATTGTGAAACTCCACCCACAGTAAACAAAGGAGGAAGTGGAAAGTAGCCAGCACTGGGGCCAGCTGGGGCCAGGGACATGTTTTGCGAGCCTAACAAAGTTGGCCTGTTCCATAGTTGATTTTGGACACAGGCCATGGTTCTTCGCCAGTTGTCACGACAGGCCTCTGTGAAAGTTGGTAAAACCTGGACTGGAACAAAAAGAAGAGCTCAGAGAATTTTTATTTTTATTTTAGAAATTTTGCTGGAATTTTGTAGAGGTGAAGACAGTGTAGACGGGAAACAGAAAAAAAGAGAAAGTACTTTGACAGACAAAACAGGCTACTAGGTAAGTAATTTTATTTTTTTTCATTTCAGGTTCATGGGTGCTGCTTTAGCACTATTGGGGGACCTAGTTGCTACTGTTTCTGAGGCTGCTGCTGCCACAGGATTTTCAGTAGCTGAAATTGCTGCTGGAGAGGCTGCTGCTGCTATAGAAGTTCAAATTGCATCCCTTGCTACTGTAGAGGGCATAACAAGTACTTCTGAAGCTATAGCTGCTATAGGCCTCAGTCCTCAAACATATGCTGTGATCACTGGAGCTCCTGGAGCTGTAGCTGGGCTTGCTGCATTAATACAAACTGTTACTGGTGTTAGTTCTGTAGCTCAGGTGGGATATAGGTTTTTTAGTGATTGGGACCATAAAGTTTCTACTGTAGGCCTTTATCAACAACCAGGCATGGCTTTACAGTTGTTTAATCCTGAAGAATATTATGATATTTTGTTTCCAGGGGTAAATGCTTTTGTTAACAATATTCAATATTTGGATCCAAGACATTGGGGGCCTAGTTTATTTTCTGTAATATCTCAGGCTTTTTGGCATGTTGTAAGGGATGATATACCTGCAATTACCACACAAGAAATTCAAAGAAGAACTGAAAGATTTTTCAGAGATTCTTTGGCTAGATTTTTGGAAGAAACTACCTGGACTATTGTAAATGCTCCTGTTAATATTTATAATTCTATTCAAGATTATTACTCTAATCTTTCACCCATTAGGCCTTCTATGGTAAGACAGGTAGCTGAAAGAGAAGGTACACAAATATCCTTTGGACATTCCTATACACACAGTATAGATGATGCAAACAGCATACAAGAGGTTACTGAAAGACTGGATTTAAACTATAGAGAAACAAAGGTTCACTCAGGTGAATTTATAGAAAAAACTATTGCACCAGGAGGTGCTAATCAAAGAACTGCTCCTCAATGGATGTTGCCTTTACTTCTAGGGCTGTACGGGACAATAACACCTGCTCTTGAAGCATATGAAGATGGCCCCAACAAAAAGAAAAGGAGAGTGTCCAGGGGCAGCTCCCAAAAAGCCAAAGGATCCAGTCAAAGTTCCAAAGCTACTTATAAGAGGAGGAGTAGAAGTTTTAGAAGTTAAAACTGGGGTAGATGCAATAACTGAGGTAGAATGTTTCCTTACTCCAGAAATGGGGGATCCAGATGAACACCAAAGGGGATACAGTCAAAAAGTCACATGTGATAATGATTTTAGTAGTGATGCCCCAGAGAAAAAAATGCTTCCCTGTTATAGTACTGCAAGAATTCCTTTGCCTAATTTGAATGAGGATCTTACCTGTGGAAATATACTAATGTGGGAAGCAGTGCATGTTAAAACTGAAGTTATTGGGGTAACAAGTATGCTAAATCTTCACACAGGTGCTCAAGCTATTCATGACAATGGTGCTGGTAAGCCAATACAAGGCTCTAATTTTCATTTTTTTTCTATTGGTGGGGAACCACTGGAAATCCAGGGTGTGCTTCTTAATTATAGAACCAAATACCCAGATGGCACTGTAACCCCCAAAAATCCCACAGTGCAGTCTCAGGTAATGAACACTGACCACAAGGCCTACCTGGACAAAAACAATGCTTATCCTGTGGAATGCTGGGTGCCTGATCCAAGTAGAAATGAAAATACTAGGTATTTTGGCACCTACACAGGAGGAGAAAATGTTCCACCAGTGCTGCATATTACTAACACAGCCACCACAGTGCTTCTTGATGAACAGGGAGTTGGGCCCCTTTGCAAATCTGACAGCCTATATGTTTCATCTGCAGATATTTGTGGGTTGTTCACTAATAGATCTGGAACACAACAGTGGAGGGGCCTTTCTAGATACTTTAAAATAACACTGAGGAAAAGGACAGTTAAAAATCCTTATCCCATTTCTTTTCTGCTAAGTGATTTGATTAATAGAAGAACCCAGAAAGTGCAAGGACAGCCTATGTATGGTATGGAGGCACAGGTTGAAGAGGTCAGGGTGTTTGATGGCACTGAAGATCTTCCTGGTGACCCAGATATGATGAGATACATAGATAGATATGGCCAACTACAAACAAAGTTGCTGTAAAACTTGCTTTTATTAATTATATGTGTACATGCATTTATAGTGAATAAACACAAGTAACCTTTTCACATGGTTGTATTTATTTTGGTGGGGGAGTTTTGGGCTTTTTAAAACATTCAAACCCTTTACAAATATGCAGTTCATGACTGTGATCATATTCATTTGCAGGAGTTGAAGTATCTGAGGCTTGGGAAAAGCATTGTGATTGACTTTCAGTGCTTGATCCATGTCCAGAGTCTTCAGTTTCTGAATCCTCTTCTCTAGCAAAGTCAAGAACACATTTGCCCATGCATATATTATATTTCATTCTAGAAAAAGTATACATACTAACCTCAGAATCCAATCTTTCTTTCCATTCTACAATTCTGGCCTGTATGTCACTTGCAAATTCAGCCACAGGTCTAAACCAAATTAATAACAACAGTAATGTAATACCACTTTGTAAAATTCTTTTTTCAAGTAAAAAACCTGAGTTGTTTAAAGATTTTCTTAAGTACAGCTTAGGTTTAAAGTCAATCTGTCTTACAAACCTTGCTTGAAGAGTTTTTGGTACAGAATATTCATTCATTGTAACAAGGCCTGGTGGGAAAAGCTGGGTTCTTTTATTAAGATGTTTCTTTTCCAAGTTTACTTTTACACTGCCATCTAAGTAATCTCTCAAACTGTCTAAATTGTTTATTCCATGCCCTGAAGGAAGATCCTTTGATTCTCCTCCAGTTCCTTTCACATCTTCAAACACAACCATATACTGGTCAATAGCCACTCCCAATTCAAAAGTTAACCTCTCCATGGGCAAATTAACATTCAAGGCTTTACCCCCACACAGATCTAGCAAACCAGCAGCAAGAGTAGTTTTTCCACTATCAATAGGCCCCTTAAAAAGCCAATACCTTTTTTTAGGAATATTGAAAACAATACAATTTAAAAAATCATATATTACAGAATCCATTTTTGGTAACAAGCAGTGAAGCCATGCAACCCCTGCCATATATTGTTCAAGCACAGCATTTCCATGAGCCCCAAATATTAAATCCATTTTATCTAAAACATGATTAAATCTTTCAATTAACATTTCTTCTCTAGTCATATGAGCAGTGTCAACCCTTTTTTTGGCTAATACTGTATCTACTGCCTGCTGACAAATACTTTTTTGATTTTTGCTGTCAGCAAATATTGTTGCATTTGCAAAGTGTTTTTCATGAAATTTGAAGTGGTATGGTTGGTCTTTCTTTTCACATTTTTTGCATTGTTCTGGATTAATTTGAAAATCCAAATACATGCCTAATAATAAAAATACATCATCACACTTTGTTTCTAAAGCATATTCAGTAACTAGCTTCCATGACACCTGTTTAGTTTCTTCTGGTTCTTCTGGGTTAAAATCATGCTCTTTAAGACCACCTTGAATACTTTCTTCAATAATTGAGTAAGGTTCTCTACTTAAAGCACTATACAGTAAGTATTCCTTATTTACTCCTTTACAAATTAAAAAACTAAAGGTACAAAGCTTTTGACAAAAGTTATTAATTGCTGAAACTCTATGTCTATGAGGGGTTAGAAAAAACAAAATATTATGGCCTTGACAAGAATGTCTGCTTATGAAAGTTACAGAATATTTTTCCATTATTTTTTTATACAGAATTTTAGCTTTTTCTTTTGTGGTGTACACAGCAAAGCAAGCAAGAGTTCTGTTACTAAACACAGCTTGACTAAGAAATGCATGAAGATCAGAGGGGAAATCTTTGGGGTCTTCTACCTTTCTTTTCTTTTTGGGTGGAGTAGAATGTTGAGAATCTGCAGTAGCTTCTTCATCACTTGCAAACATATCTTCATGACAAAACAGTTCTTCATCCCATTTTTCATTAAAGGAATTCCACCAGGATTCCCATTCTTCTGTTCCATAGGTTGGAATCTAAAGATAAAAAAATTGGTTAGATTTAGTAAAAACAACATACCACTACCACTAATCTAAAGTTATGTTAGTTACCTTATAGTTTTAGATCTCTGTAGGGAGTTTCTCCAATAATTTGTGCCCACCAATGCAGGGATTCTTGTGTTAGGTCTAAGCCAAACCAACTTCTGAAGCAGTCAAAGCAGTAGCAATCTATCCACACCAAGGGGTCTCTTCTTAAATATTTTCTATTTCTATGCTTTAGTTTTAAAAGGCAAAGCATACAAGGACAATGCACTGAAGGCTTCGTGGCACAAAGGGGCCACTCTTTACAGTACATGGTATCAGGAGAAGGAGGAAAATCACAACTAACCTCTGAGCTATTCCATGCTCCAAAATCAGGTTGATGGGCTATCTTTACATCCTGCTCCATTTTTTTATATAAGGTATTCATTCTTTTCATCTTATCTTCGTCGCCCCCTTTATCAGGATGAAATTCCTTGCACTTTTTAAGGTAGGCCTTTCTCATAGCAGGCAGATTTCCCCAGCTTGATCTTTCTAGGCCTAATAAATCCATGAGTTCCATGGATTCCTCTCTATTTAGTACTTTGTCCAT